GAACAACAGCGTTAAGTATTACAGATGGAGATACAACAGAATCTACATCAGTAGCACGTCATGCCGTTATAAAATTAACAGGCACAATATCTGGTAACTCTATTGTAACTGTGCCAGATTCTATAGAAAAAGTTTATATTGTAACTAATGGTACATCTGGTGCATACACTGTTCAATTTAAAACAGCATCAGGAACAGGTATAACTTTTGGTGTATCAGAAAAAACCACAAGACTTGTTTATTCAGATGGAACTAATATTGTTGATGCAGGGTTTAGCGGTGCATCTGACATGGAAGGAAGAGAATTAGTTTTAGATGCTGATGGTGATACAAGTATTACGGCAGATACAGATGATCAAATAGATATTAAAATTGCTGGTGCAGATGATTTTCAATTTACAGCAAATACTTTTACAGCGCAATCTGGAAGTAGTATTGTTGTACCAGAAAGTGGTCTTACTTTTGGAAGCACAGCCATAACATCAACTGCAGCAGAACTTAATTTATTAGACGGAGTATCAGGATTAGTACAAGCAGATTTTACTAAACTTGCAGCTGTAGATTCTACGGCAGCAGAATTAAATATAGTTGATGGTGGAACCTCAGCTACATCAACAACAGTTGCAGATGCAGACAGAGTTGTGTTAAACGATAATGGTACAATGGTACAAGTTGCAGTTACAGATTTAGCTGCGTACTTTGACGATGAAATTACAGCAATGCCTAATCTTGTTACAACTGCTGCAACGACAGTAGGTGCATTAGACTCAGGGTCAATTACTTCAGGATTTGGAACAATTGATACAGGATCATCTACAATTACAACAACAGGATTAATTAGTGGTGGGTCATTAGATATAGATAATGTTTTAATTAATGGAACTACAATTGGTCATACTGATGATACAGATTTATTAACAGTTGCTAATGGTTTATTAACAGTTGCTGGTGAAATATCAGTAACAACATTAGATATTGGTGGAACTAACGTAACATCAACTGCAGCAGAATTAAACATACTTGACGGAGTTACATCTACTGCAACAGAAATTAATATAATAGATGGTGATACTAGTGCATCATCAGTCACGGTTATAGATGCAGACAGAGTTGTATTAAATGATGGTGGCACAATGAAACAAGTTGCAGTAACTGATTTATCTGCATACTTTGATGATGAAATTACAGCGATGCCAAACTTAGTAACTACAGGTGCATTAAATAGTGGTTCTATCTCTAGTGGCTTCGGTAACATAGATGTAGGTTCTAGTAATTTAACTGCAACAGGAACTATATCTTTAGGCGCAGCATCTTTTAATGACAATGCAATAACTAATGTAGGTGACATAGCACTTGATTCAATTAGTGCAGATGCAACAGATATTAATATAGCAGTATCTGATAATTCAGGAACTGCACTTACAATTAAACAAGGATCAGATGCTTATTTGATTGTTGACACGGCAAATAGTAGTGAATCTGTATCCATAGGTACAGGCATATCAGGCACTGCTATAACTCTGGGTCACAGCACATCTGAAGTAACTGTAGCAGACAATTTAACTGTTACAGGTGATCTTACAGTATCAGGCACAACAACTACAGTAAACTCAACTACCGTTAATTTAAATGATCACAACATTGTATTAGATAGTGGTAACAGTACATCTGCTGTTGTTAATGGAGGAGGTATTACTCTTGAAGGTGGTTCAGGTGATGATGCTACATTTACTTATAATACCACAGGCCCTAAATTTGAATTAAAACTTGGTTCATCACACGAAGATTTACAAATTGATCAACTTATCGCAGCCTCTCTTGATATATCAGGAGATGTTGATGTAGATGGAACTTTAGAAGCCGATGCTATTACTGTAAACGGAACAACTTTAGCTGAAACAATTTCTGATACAACTGGGGCTATGTTCAGTTCTAATACTGAAACAGGTGTTACAGCTACGTATCAGGATGGAGACAACACAATTGATTTAGCGATTAATGCAGCTCAAACTACAATTACATCTTTACTTGCAACAGATATTAAAATTGGTGAAGATGATCAAACTAAAATAGATTTTGAAACAGCTGATGAAATACATTTTTATGCAGCTAACGTAGAACAGGTTTACTTAGGTGATAATATTTTTGGGCCACAATCAGACAGTGATGTTGATTTAGGTTCTTCAAGTGTTAGATGGAAAGATGCTTATGTAGACACAGTTACGTCAACAAGTACAATTACAACTGGTGCAGGAGTTGTTATAGCTGACGCAGGTAATATTGGATCGGCAAGTGACACAGATGCTATAGCAATAGCATCAAACGGTGTTGTAACATTTTCACAAACACCTGTGCTTTCTGGTGCAAGTATAAGTGCAGGGACGACTCCTTTAACAGCATTAGATATAGATGGAGGCACAGATATAGGAGAAGCTATCGTAGATGCTGATTTATTTATAGTAGATAATGGAGCAGGTGGAACTAATAGAAAAGTGGCTGCTTCTAGAATAGTAACATATATTGATGCAAATTCAAGCGCTGCATCGGTTGGAAAAGCTATTGCAATGGCAATCGTATTCGGATAAAAAGGAGATAATATGGCAACACCAAATATAGTAAACGTAGCAACTATTAATGCTAAAAACGCAACCGCCTTACTAGATGGCACATCTAGAACAGAAGCAATTGATGTTCCAGATAATAAAGTTGCAAAAATAAATACAATTCTCGTGGCAAACGTGGATGGTACAAATGCTGCTGATATAACAATTGAAGTTAGTGTAGACAATGGATCTAACTATGTCAAACTTGCTAATACAATATCGGTACCAGCAGATGCAACCTTAAGTTTTTTAGAGAATCCTATTTATTTAGATGAAACAGATTTGTTATATTTTACAGCTTCAGCTGCAAATGATCTAACTTATTTTGTATCTTATGAAGAACTAGACGACGCTTAGGAGGGTTAAATTATGGCGGGCAGAAATGGCGGTATAATTGGACCTGTAAATATTACATCAAATGGTGAGAATAAAGTATCCACTTTTACGTCAAATGGAAATGTTTGTATTCAAGCAAACACTAGAGTTGTTCGTGTTAAAATTTTAGCAGGAGGATCTGGTGGTAATGCAGGAAATGTTTCTAATGGTGGCGGCGGAGGCGGAGCTGGTGGTTTAATATGTCAAGAAGTCATTGTATGTGGTTCTAAACAATACGCTATGGTTGTTGGCGCTGGGGGTTCTGGTGGTACTCACCCAACAAGTCCAGGGACTGGACCAGGTGCTTATGGAGCAGCAGGATCTAATTCAACAGGTTTTTGTTTAACAGCAACTGGAGCACCAACTCACTCTACTCAAGCACCTAATGTAAGAGCAGCAGGTCCATCAGGTGCACCTCAATCAAATGCTGGAGGTAACTCTGGATCATCAAGAGGTGGAGGCGGCGGTGGTGGCGTTGGAGCAGTTGGCGGATGTTCTCCAGGAAATAGTGTTGGTGGTGCTGGTGGTGCTGGTACTACAAGTCCAGTTGATTCTACTTTACATGGTGGTGGAGGTGGTGGCGGTGGCTGGGAAGCTAGTTCTGGTCAAGGCGCTGGAGCTGGAGGTCCAGGCGGTGGTGGCGCTGGAGGAACAGGAACAAATAATTCAGGATCAAATGCATGTACTAACACTGGTGGTGGTGGTGGAGGTGGAGCTGGAGATTGTGGAGTTAGTAATACTGTATCAGGTGGTGGTAATGGTGGATCTGGTAGAGTTGTCGTAAAAGAATTAAGAAAAGCATCCGGTGTTTGGAATCTTCATGATCACTTTGATAGCATAAGTCAAAACACTTGGGTTCCAGCAAATGTATCAATAGATTATTTAGTAGTCGCTGGTGGCGGTGGCGGTGGTGGTGGTGCAGCCGGTAATAGAGCTGGCGGTGGTGGTGGAGCTGGTGGATATAGAGCATCTGGATATGGACCTTCTCCACTACAAGGTTCTGCTTTAGCTTCAATTTTAGGAGATCACACAGTAACAGTTGGTGCTGGTGGTGCAGGAAACACATCAGGTAGTAATGATGGAAGTGACTCAACTTTTTTAACAATAACTTCAACAGGTGGTGGTCGAGGAGGACAAAATGGTGGATCTGGTGGTGGAGCATTTTTTACTAACGAATCATGTGCCTCTTCAGGTAACACTCCTCCCACAGACCCACCTCAAGGTAATAATGGTGGATTAGGATTTAATGAAGCTGCAATTCCAGGTGGATTTGGTGGTGGTGGTGGCGGAGGTGCTACTGCTGTTGGTGCAAATGCTTCTCCAAGTGCAGCAGGAAATGGTGGTGCAGGAGCACCTAATGCAATTTTAGGACCCTCTACTACTTATGCTGGTGGTGGAGGTGGAGCTGGTCAAGGAGAAGGAAAAGCTTATTCTGCTGGATCTGGAGGATCTGGTGGAGGTGGAGGCGGCGGTAATTCTACAGGCGCACCTTCAGTAGATGCTGGATGTAATGCTACAGCTAATACTGGTGGTGGAGGTGGTGGAGCTGCTACTGATAATGGACCTGGTGGAAGTGCCAATGCTGGAAGTGGTGGTTCAGGAATTGTAATTGTTAGAGTTCCTAGTGGATTTACTTTAGCTGGAAGCCCTAGTTGCGCAAGAACATTATCAACACATCCAGGTGGTGATAAAATAGCTAAATTTACAGCATCAGGGACATTGACAATTGGACATGCGTAAAATATAAATTAATTTTAAGGAGAAAATAATATGGCACATTTTGCAGAATTAGAATCAAAAACAGATCCAACGGGTTTTACATCCGATACACATCTTGTTGTAAAAAGAGTAGTAGTTGTAGGAAATGATATACCAGCTAATGGTGGAACATTAGGAGATAATGATATGCATGTTGATGGTGAAACGTGGTGTGTAAATTTTTTTGGTGGTGGCATATGGAAACAAACTTCTTACAATGATAATTTTAGAAAAAAATATGCAGGTATAGGACATGTATACAACGAATCAAAAAATAAATTTTTAACACCTCAACCTTATGCTTCATGGTCACTTGATTCAAGTGACGATTGGCAAGCACCAATAACTTATCCATCAGTAGTTGATGATGGCGAAGATACACCTTCATGGTTTTATGAAATTAAATGGAATGAAACTAAATATAACGCTGACAACAATAAAGGTTGGGAAGCAACTAAATCAAACGATAACGCGGAAAATCCAACAGTTTACGATTGGAACGGATCAGCTTGGGTATCCGGATAGGAGACTCAAATGGCTAGACAAAACGGCGGATTAATTGGCAAAAGAAATATAACTTCTTTTGGAAAAAATACTCAAACTGTTCATACATCATCTGGAACAAAAACTTTTCAACCAGCTACAAGAAGTATTAAAACTTTAATAGTCGCTGGCGGTGCATCTGGTGGAAGTGACCAAGGTGGCGGTGGAGGCGCAGGTGGTTTAAGAATTATAAATTCTATTGATTTATCTACAAACTCAGCACCTATTACAATTGGTGCAGGAGGAACAGCAAAAGCATCTGGAAATAATTCAAGTGTTGGAGGTCTATGTGGTACAGTTTTATCAACTGGTGGAGGAGCACAAGGAACACCAGGTGGATCTGGTGGTGGAGCTTATGGAAATCCAGGTCCAGGTAAGGGTTGTGGTAATGCAGGTGGTTTTTCACCACCAGAAGGTAATAACGGTGGTACAGGTTCTATTATTGTAGGATGTAGTCAAGCATCTGGAGGTGGAGGGGGCTCTGGTGCTGTAGGTGGTAACTCTGGTGGAACAAGTAATGCAAAAAGTGGTGGAGCAGGTGGTGCTGGCACAGATACTAGTCCACATTTTCCAGGTGCACCTAATTGCGGTGTTTACGCTGGAGGAGGTGGAGGTGGCGCTGGTGGACCAGGAACTTCTGGAGGAGCTGCAGGTCCTGGAGGAGGTTCTGCAGGAACAATAAATTCTAACGCAGGTAATAACGCTACTGCAAATACAGGAGGTGGCGCTGGTGGTTCAGGAAACCCCCCTGCACCTTCAGCGGGTAACGGTGGTTCAGGAATAGTTATTACAAGAGAATTAAATAAAGCAAGTGGTGCATGGAATTTAAAAACACATTATTCAAAATTAAGGGAAGAAGTTGTAACATGGCCTAAAAGATTAGTAGCAGTAGATTATTTAGTAGTAGCTGGTGGTGGAGCAGGAGCATCAAGTCCAGGAGTTGTTGGTGGAGGTGGTGCAGGAGGTTATCGTGCATCAGGATATGGTCCAAGTCCATTACAAGGGTCAGAATTAGAATTAAGTTTAGGAAGTTATTCAATTACAATTGGAGGTGGTGGAGCATCTTCTGCACAAGGAGGATGCACTGGTGCTAACAGAGGAAATAATTCAATTTTTTCAACCATAACATCTACAGGTGGTGGAGGTGGTGCAGGTGGTGCTAATCCAGGTTGTCAAGGTATTTTTCCAACAATGCCAGGGGGTTCTGGTGGTGGAGGATCAAATGGAGCTCCAGGACCAAATGGAGGATTAGGAAATACACCTCCTGTTGATCCACCCCAAGGTAATGCTGGAGGTAATGGTGGAGGACCAAGTCCTAATGGAGCTGGTGGTGGAGGTGGTGCTACTGCATCAGGCACACCTGCTAATCCAAGTTCATGTGGATCAGGAAATGGTGGTGCAGGAGCACCTAATTTAATTTTAGGCCCCGATACTTCATACGCTGGTGGTGGCGGTGGAGGAGGATTTAGAAGCCCAGGACCAAATGGTTCAGGAGGAGCTGGTGGTGGAGGTGCTGGAGGTAATCCAGGACCAAGTCCGTCTTCAGGTGGAACAGCAGGAGTATCAGGAACTGCCAACACTGGAGGTGGCGGTGGTGGAGGATCTGGATCAGGTCCAAACGATGGTGGAGCAGGTGGTTCAGGAATTGTTGTTGTAAGAGTTCCAAGTAGTTTTACTTTAGCAGGAACACCATGTGCAGCCTTTTGTGGTTCTACACATCCAGGCGGTGATAAAATAGGTAAGTTTACTGCGTCTGGAACGTTGACAATAGGTGGATAGTAAGTATATTACAGTTATTGTGGTAAAAGAAAGAACATGAATCTTACAAACTATTATTATTACTTTCAATCAGCAATACCAGAACGTATCTGTAATGATATTGTTCGTTATGGAAAACAACTACAAGATCAAATGGCAGTAACTGGTGGATATGGACATAAAAAATTAAATGAAAAACAAACAAAAGATTTAAAGAAAAAAAGAAATTCTGATATTGTTTGGATGAATGACAGATGGATTTATAAAGAAATACATCCATACATTCACCAAGCTAATAAAGATGCAGGTTGGAATTTTCAATGGGATTTTAGTGAGTCTTGTCAGTTTACAAAATATACTAAAGGTCAATTTTACGATTGGCATTGTGATGGTTGGGATCAACCTTATAATAGACCTAATACTGATTCACATGGTAAAATTAGAAAACTGTCTGTAACAGTTACATTATCTAACCCTAAAGATTATAAAGGTGGTGAGTTAGAGTTTGATTTTAGAAATATGGACCCTGATAAAAAACCCAATATTAAAAAATGTACAGAAATTTTGCCGAAAGGATCTCTAGTTGTATTTCCTGGTTTTGTATGGCATAGAGTATGTCCAGTTAAAAAAGGTGAAAGAAATAGCTTAGTTATTTGGAATTTAGGGTGGCCATATAAATAATATGAAAAATAAAAAAATAAAAAAAGAATTAATGTTTCCAAAACAATTAGCAAGAGAAGACTTATTTAAATGTCCTATATGGTTTGGAGATGAGCCTGGATTTGTTAATGAATTAAATAAAGCATCTGATTCTTACATAGAAGAGTCTAAAAAAAATTTAAAAAAATCTATAAATGAACGTAACAAAAAACTAGGTAATAAAGGAGATATGGGTCATGTGTTTCATTCAACATCGTTAATAGGAGATCCTAAATTTAAAAAATTACAAGATTATGTAGGAGCCACAGCTCATAATTTATTAGTTGAAATGGGTTTTGATATGACTAATTATCAGTTATTTATTACTGAAATGTGGGTGCAAGAGTTTGCTAAAAAAGGTGGTGGACATCATACATTACATACACATTGGAATGGTCACATATCTGGTTTTTATTTTTTAAAAGCAAGTGATAAAACATCCATACCATTATTTGAAGATCCAAGACCTGGTAATGTAATGAATCTTTTACCAGAAATAGATAAGACAAAAATTACATATGCAAGTTCACAAATTAATTATAAAGTTCATCCAGGAAGAACAATGTTTTTTCCGTCTTATTTACCGCATCAATATGCAGTAGACATGGGTTACGAACCATTTAGGTTTATACATTGGAACTGTCAGGCAATATTAAAGAGTGTAGTAAATGCAAAATAAAGATATGAAAAAAGCTTTTATTAAAACTATACTAGAATCTAGTCCATTAAAAAATAAACCAAATTTTATAGATAATTTTTTAAAATCTAAAATGCAATTGAGAGGTAAAAATGTCATCAAAAAAATCGGCGTTTCAAAAAAATAAATACTCTGTTTTAAAAAATGCAATCTCACCTGAACTTGCAGAGTTTGTTTATAAATACTTTTTAAATAAAAGAAATGTAGCAAGATTTTTATTTGATCAAAAATACATTTCACCTTTTACAGAATACTTTGGTATATGGAACGACGAACAAGTGCCAAATACTTATTCGCATTATTCTGATATTGCCATGGAAACTTTATTAAAAGAAGTAAAACCAGTTATGGAAAAACACACTGGTATTAAATTAAGTCCTACATATTCTTATGCAAGAATATATAAAGAAGGTGATGTATTAGCTAGACATAAAGATAGATATTCTTGTGAAATATCTACTACATTAAATTTAGGTGGTGATTCGTGGCCTATATATTTAGATCCAACAGGTAAACAAGGACAAGCTGGTATTAAAGTAGATCTTAAACCAGGTGATATGTTAATCTATTCTGGTTGTGATCTAGAACATTGGAGAGAAGAATTTAAAGGTAAAGATTGTGGTCAAGTATTTTTACATTATAATAAAGCTAGTTCTAAAACGGCTAAAGAAAATCTATATGATAAAAGACCTTTTTTAGGGTTGCCTGCTTGGTATAAAGGCTTTAAATTACCTAAATAATATTGTATATAATAATTTGGCGGGAGATTCCACCACATCATCTCCTGCCTAATTATTAAGGATTTTATATGTTACAAAAAGTAAAATTTGCACCTGGATTCAATAAACAAGTTACATCAACCGGTGGTGAAAGCCAATGGGTTAATGGTGATAACGTACGTTTTAGATACGGCTCACCTGAAAAAATAGGTGGTTGGGCACAATTAGGTTCTGTTGAAATGACAGGACGTAATACAGCTATTCATCACTTTGTTAATACATCAGGTATCAAGTATGCAGCGCTTGGCGGTAGTAGTATTTTATATGCATACTCTGGAGGTATCTTTTATGATATTCACCCTATCAAATCTACAACAACTTTAACAAGTGCATTTTCTACAACTAACGGATCTGCAGCTGTAACTTTAACTTTTTCTTCCGCACACAATATGAATAAAGGTGATATTATATTATTAGATAATTTTACATCTATAACAAATTCTAATTTTGCATCTGGAGATTTTACAGATATAAAATTTATGGTAACATCAATACCTACTGATACTACTTTAACTATAACCATGGGATCTAATGAGTCTGGATCAGGAGCTTCTACATCTGGTGGTATTAGAGTTAGACATTATTATCCAGTTGGACCTGCAGTAGAGACTGCAACAACAGGTTGGGGCCTTGGATCATGGGGTGGTGTACAACAAGGACAATTTACTTCGACGCTATCATCAGGAATAAATGCATCAGTTACATCTTTAACTATGGCAAGTTCCAGTTCTTTTCCATCATCAGGAACTGTACAGATAGGAACAGAGCTAATTACATATACAGGAAATAGTGGCGGAACATTATCAGGATTAACAAGAGGTGCCGTTGGTACCACAGCAGCAATACATTCTAGTGGTGCAACAGTAACAGATGCATCAAACTTCTTTTCATGGAATGCTGCAGCATCAGGAGATATTGTAACAGCTCCTGGACTTTGGTCACTAGATAACTTTGGTAATAAACTTATTGCAACGATAAATGGTGGTGAAAGTTTTGAGTGGGATTCAAACCCTACAGGTGCAAACAACACAAGAGCAACAATTATATCTGGTGCACCCACTGCATCTGCATTTAGTTTAGTTTCAACTCCAGACAGACACTTAATATTTTTTGGTACAGAAACAACGGTTGGAACATCATCTACACAAGATCCCATGTTTATAAGATTTTCTTCACAAGAGGATATAGCAACATATACACCAAGTGCTACGAACACTGCAGGTACACAAAGACTTGCAGATGGATCTAAAATTGTTGGGGCTATTAGAGGTAGGGATGCGATTTACATTTGGACAGATACTGCATTATTTATTATGCGTTTTGTTGGTCCACCTTTTACTTTCTCGTTTCAACAGGTTGGTACAAACTGTGGATTGATTGGACAGAACGCAGCTGTTGAGGTTGATGGTACAGCTTACTGGATGTCAGAAAATGGTTTCTTTAGATACACTGGTAAACTAGAATCGTTACCATGTTTAGTTGAGGATCATGTGTTTGATGATATCAATACAATTCCAAAACAACATATCAACGCAGGTCTTAATAACTTGTTTGGTGAAGTTATGTGGTTTTATCCAAACTCTGGATCAGCAACAGTTAATAGAATGGTTGCATATAATTATCTAGATTCAAGTCCCGAGCGACCAGTATGGACCACGGGAACATTAGCAAGAACTGCATGGCAAGACTCTGCTGTATTTGGTAAACCACACGCAACAGAATATGATACAAGTTCTAACGGTACATCAGGTTCTTCAACATTTGTACAAGGTAATGTTGATGGTGTTAGTTATTATTATGAACATGAAAAAGGACTGGATCAAATAAGAGAAGGTGCTACCACATCTATAACTGCAAGTATTGAATCTGGAGATTTTGATATAGGTTCACAGGGGTTAGCAGGGGACGGTGAGTTTATGATGAAAATAAGAAGAGTGATACCAGACTTTCTTGCACAAACAGGAGATGCAAGGATAACACTAAACTTAAGAGATTTTCCAAATGATACAGCAGCTAGTTCAACATTAGGACCATTTACTGTTTCAAGTGGTACACAAAAAATAGATACACGTGCACGTGCTAGATCAATATCACTAAAGATAGATAACACAAGCACAAGTCAATTTTGGAAACTAGGAACATTTAGAATTGATTATCAACCGGATGGTAGAAGATAATGGCTAGAATAGTACAAGCGTTAACACAACCTAATAGAGAATATAATCAACAAATACAACAATCGTTTGTTAGAGATGTAGATAGTATAGTGCAAAAATTAAATACTACATATCAACAAGATCTAAAAGACGAAGCAGAAGCGGGGGCTTTTTTCCTTGGCTAATTCATTTGTAAATAAGAAAGTAGATTTAACTACCACTAGCGTTACAACACTATATACAGTGCCGTCGGCTACAACTTCTATTATAAAATCTATATTAGTATCAGAAGACTCTGGTAATGCAGATACCATAACTGTGACTATTACAGATACTAGTAGTAATGTATTTAGTCTTTTTAAAACAAAGTCCATATCTGCTAATGGCACAACAGAATTATTATCAGGACCTTTAGTATTAGAGGAAAGTGAGATACTAAAAGTGACTGCAGCAACAGCTAATAGACTACATGTGATCCTCTCGGCCTTAGAATCTAAGCCTAGAGAAGTTACATCATAGTCTTGATTTATTAGTTAAAAGCTAGTAAATTGATAAATTCAGGTGTAATTCCTGCCTAAATAATATAATAACAATTGACATATATATGATTACAAGAGGACAAATGCCAAGACAATTACGTAATAAAGGAGGAATAACTAATGTTGTTCCTAGAGAAGGTTTTATATTTGGTGGCATAACAAAAAGAATACGAAAACTTATACCTAATGAGATTGCAAATTTTGCAAGTAAAGCAGCACCATTTGTTGCACCATTTAATCCTGGTGCTGCAGCTTTAATGAGAGGTATAGGTAGATTTGATAAACGAGGAAGTTTTAGTGATGCAATTAAACAAGGCCTTGGAACTTTTGCTTTTGGTAAAGCTGCAGGATATTTAGGTGGCGCACAAAGCGATGGTGGTATTTTTGGTGGTCAAACATTTAGTAAACAAGGTTTTAGTGAAGGCCCAGTAGGTAGATTGTTTGAAGGTGGAAAAGAAAAATTATTAAGTGACGGAGGCGGCGGAAGCGGAGCTTTTCAAACAAAAGTAAGAGATGCAACAGGTTTATTTAAAGATGTTCCAATATTAAAAGATCTACCAAGTATAGTACAACAACAAATATTAGTCGGCGGAGCAACTGCTGCAGGTAGTTACATATATCAACAATTTTTAGCAGAGGAACCACCACAACAAGAAGGTGAAACCATGAAAGAATATTTAGCTAGAAGAAAACAAAATGTTGGTAATAAAATGAGAACGTATTTTGATAATTATTTTAAATTTGACCCAGAGTATTCTGCATTAGATGATGCCGGTAAAGATGCTTTTGTTGCAAGACATAATTTAAAAAAAGGTGGTAGAATAGGGTATTCCAGTGGAAGTGGAGAAAAAGCTTTTTCTAAAGAAGAAAATTTAAAAAGATTTGAAGCAGCTAAAAAACTAGCAAAAGAAAAAGGAATATCTCTTCAAGAAGCTTTGGATATTACTCTGTCTGATAGTTATAGAATAGAAGAAGCAGATGGTGGTAGAGTTGGTTATCAAACTGGCGGTATCACTATGGCTAATACACTTGCAGAAAACATAAGACGTAATATAGCTAATCAAGCTGCAGTTGCGCAACAGTTTCAAGCAGCAAGAAGCAGGCTACCAGGTTATGTTGCACCACAAAAAATAGCTGCACCTACACCAACACCTATAGAACCTGATATGCCAATAGGTAAATTTCCAATGCCTCCAGGTGGAGATGTTCAACCTATATTACCAGTAATGCCAGATCAACCAGGTTTATTTCCACAGCCACCTAAAAAAATAATTCAACCTGAAGAAAGAGTAGTTAAAAAACCAATTGACATAGTTGATTTTTACGAAGAAGTAACTCAACCAGGTGGACCAGCAGATGATATGATGTTTACAAAACAACCTGTAGAACCAGATCCAAATATACCAGTAGAAGAATTAATTGATGGACCTATAGATGAAATTGACATGACAAGACCACCAGGCACACCTTCTGGTGATGGCGCACTAACAGTTATGCCACAATACAACGACCCTCTACCTCAAGATCAATTATTATCTGGGTTTGAACAGTTTAAAAAAGATAACCCTGAAGTAATGCAAGGTGCTGGAACAGCGGCTATGATTCCAGTTACATTACCAGGTGGATATAGTTATGATTTTTCAGGTAGTTTAGAAGCAAATGCTTTTCGTAAATATCTAGAATCTATTGGACAGGCACCTTATCAAGGTAGAAGACAACCATTATCTTTAAAAGATATAGATCAAACAGGTATGCCAAGAACAATAACTCAAGACGACATAGATACTTTTAATTTTACAGACCCTATGTTGGTAGGTTTTGATTACTCAAAAGAAATTAATTGGTCACCAGGTCAACCTGCACCTGAAGGCTATAGAGTGGTTAACATGATGGGAGATGAATTTTTAGAAAGAAAATTTCCTAGTAAAGAAGAAGTAGCTGGATTACCAATGGTTTTTTCAGGAGGCGGCAGAGTAAGGTTTTCAGAAGGTGCTAACTTAAAAATAAAATTAAAACAAATAGGTTACGAAGATACACTTTTAGATAAGTTAAGTTTAAAAGAGCTTAGAGAACTTCTTGATAGTGAAAAAGGAACATTTACAGATCAAGGCACATATAGAGAACCAGCAAAAAAAGGCGGCATGCCAACAGGTATTATGAAGACTAATAAAGCAGGTGTCATGGAACGAGACTACAGAGACAAAGGTGGTTTTGTACCTGTGGGTATTAAAGAAAAAGCAGACGATGTCCCTGCTATGTTATCTAAGAATGAGTTTGTATTTACTGCTGACGCGGTTCGAGGAGCAGGCAATGGGAGCATTGAAAAAGGAGCACAAAAGATGTATGATACTATGAAAAAATTAGAGAAGAGAGTTGTATAATGTCAGATGACGCTAACGAGAGACTACTAGAACAAATTTACGAAAATCTTTTAGATGAAGGTTTTTCACCAAAAGAAGCTGCAAAAAAAGCTAGAGAAATGTTTGAAGATATGGCTAACCCTATGGCAACAGGTGGTAGAGTAGGTCTTGCAGATGGTACACCTATGAAGATGGCATCAGTAGATGATCCTTTTTACAGAGACAGTGAAGGAGATAGAGATGAACATTCTATGAGACTGTTTGGTAAACCATATAAAAAATTAAACGCAAGTGAATTAGAAGAGTTTCAAGAAGAGATGATGAGATTAATGAATAAGTTTATGGCAAAAGGTGGTAGAGTATTAAAACAGACAGGTGGTATTACAGAAACAAGAACATTACCACCAGAATTTATAGAAGCAGCACAAAAAACATACTTAACTGATTTATCAAGACAAGCAGGTATACCAAGTATTACTACGGCTGTTCAACAACAGCCTGGTGAAACTGCAGCTCAATTTGCACAAAGACAAGCACAAGCTCAACAATTTGGTATTACAAGAGCAGGTATGGCTGAACTTGCACCACAAGTTGCAGCTCAAGATGCTTACCAAGCAGCAGCATATTCACAAGCAGTAGACCCGACTACAGGTCTTGGATCTTTTCAACCGTTTTTAACAGCAGCACAAACAGCAGCAACGGGAGCAACAGCTCTAACAGGCACGGGTGCAGGAACCGGAGCAGGATCAGTTCAATCTTACATGTCACCTTATCAACAACAAGTTATTGACACGACTCTTGCAGAGTTTGATAAACAAGCACAAATAAGACAAAATCAAATAGCAGCTCAAACATTAGGTGTACCAGGTGCTTTTGGTGGAGGACGTGAAGGTGTACAAAGAGCCGAGTATCAGGCAACAAGTGACAGGAATCGGGCAGCAACTCAAGCTAATTTATTACAACAAGGATTTCAAAACGCAGTAGCAAGAAGACAACAAGATTTACAAAATCAAATGGGCTTATCAGAATTACAATCAGGTTTAGGTGCAAGAGCACAAGACTTTAGTAGAGCACAGATATCTGGTCTTGGTACATTGGGAGCACAACAACAAGCA